GTGTATAGAGAAATGGGAAAGAATTACTATTCAAATTATCGTCCGTTGGAAATGATGCTCCAGACAGATGTGTTCTTTAATTTCGTCGAAGCCAACTATTATGTTTTTAAAGAACAAAATTGTGCATCTCTCACCCAAGCATATGAGATGTATAAGGCTTATTGCGAGGAAGCATTAGTAGATTTTAAATTACCACGTCATAAATTTAGAGAAGAACTTAAAAATTATTTTAAAATCTTTTTAGATATGACGCGTGTTGATGGGAAACAAGTAAGAAGTTATTATCAAGATTTCATAACTAACAAATTTGTTAATATACAAGAAATAAAAGAAGAACATCAGAACTCATTAGTGCTTGATTGCACAAAATCCATATTCGATGAATTATGTGCAGATTGTTTCGCCCAATATGCTACAGTTGACGAAGCCCCAATTCAAAAATGGAGTAACGTGGAAACAAAATTAGGAAACATTAATACTAAGAAGTTACATTATGTGAAAGTACCAAGTAATCATATTGTCATAGATTTTGATTTAAAAGACGAAACAGGAAATAAGTCGCTCGAACGCAACATAGAGGCGGCCAGTAAATGGCCCGCTACATATGCCGAGTTTAGTAAAAGCGGTAATGGGTTGCATCTTCATTATATTTATGATGGTGATACAACAAAACTTAGTCGAGTCTATGAAGAGGGGGTTGAGGTGAAAGTTTCTGTTGGTGATGGGTCACTTCGTAGAAAACTAACAAAATGTAATAACCTTCCAATTATGACTATAAATTCTGGTCTACCCTTGAAAGGAGAAAAGATGATTAATTTTGATGCGGTTAAAAGCGAAAACGGATTACGCAATCTTATTCGAAAAAACCTTAACAAAGAAATTCATCCAGGCACCAAACCTAGTATTGATTTCATCTACAAAATATTAGATGACGCTTATATATCCGGATTAAAATATGATGTCACGGAGATGCGTCCGAAGATCTTAGCCTTTGCTAATAATAGCTCACATCAGGCAGACTATTGTATTAAATTAGTTAGCCAGATGAGTTTTAAATCAGAAGAACCAAGTAGGTCCTCCGAGTTATATGAGAAGGACGATCTTGTGTTCTTTGATGTTGAAGTCTTTCCAAATTTATTTGTTGTTGTGTATAAAGCAGAAGGCGAACACCGCGCGTGTGTAAAAATGATTAATCCCTCGCCAACAGATATAGAACAACTCATGAAATTTAAATTGGTTGGTTTTAACTGTCGTCGTTATGATAATCATATTTTATACGCGGCATATATAGGCTATAATAACCAACAACTTTACGAATTAAGTCAAAAGATAATAAACGGAAGTCGAAACTGTTTCTTTGGTGAAGCTTATAATATTTCTTATACTGATGTGTATGACTTTGCGTCAGCAGGAAATAAGATGAGTTTAAAGAAATGGGAGATAAAACTTGGAATACATCATCAGGAATTAGGTCTACCTTGGGACCAACCCGTTCCAAAAGAAAAATGGATTACCGTCGCGGAATATTGTGGAAATGATGTTGACGCGACAGAGGCAACCTTTGATCATTTAGCTGGAGATTGGGCCGCAAGACAAATACTTGCAGAATTAAGTGGACTATCTGTTAATGACACTACAAACCAGCAAACAATAAAGATCGTATTTGGAACCGAAAAGAGACCACACGATCATTTGGTGTATACCGATCTTAGTATCATGTTTCCTGGATATAAATTCGAAAATGGGGTTAGCACTTATCGTGGGATTGTAGTTGGTGAAGGCGGTAAAGTATATGCTGAACCAGGCATGTATGTAAATGCGGCAGTTGCCGACGCCGTATCAATGCATCCGACGAGCACAGAAGAATTAAATCTGTTTGGTAAATACACTAAAAACTATAGTGATCTTAAAAAGGGTCGTGTCGCCATTAAACATAAAGATTTTGAAACGCTTAGAACTTTGTTGGATGGTAAATTAATACCGTTCATCGAAGACGCTCTAAGTGACAATCCAAAATTTACACTTAAAGACGTGTCTAATGGATTAAAAACAGCTCTTAATTCTGCATATGGTTTAACATCGGCTAGTTTTGATAATCCCTTTAGAGATCCACGAAACAAAGACAATATTGTTGCTAAACGTGGAGCTTTATTTATGATTGACCTTCAGTATGCCGTACAAGAAAAAGGATTCACAGTAGCGCATATCAAAACAGATTCAATTAAGATACCAAACGCTACTAAAGAAATCGTTGAATTTGTTATGGATTTTGGTAAGAAGTATGGTTATGAGATGGAACATGAATCAACTTATGAGAAATTTTGTCTCGTTAACGATGCTGTGTATATTGCCAAATATGCAACCGAAGAGTTCTGTGAAAAACAATATGGATATATCCCAGACGAATGTAAAAAACATCCTGGTGAGTGGACGCCAACCGGCGCTCAATTTGCGCAACCATATGTCTTTAAGACTTTATTTAGTAAGGAGCAAATAGAGTTTAAAGATATGTGCGAGACAAAGACGGTTACCTCTGCACTGTATCTCGATATGAATGAGGCACTAGAGGGAGAACATAACTATCACTTTGTTGGTAAAGCCGGGTCCTTCTGTCCAATTAAACCTGGATGTGGGGGAGGAGTTCTACTTCGAGAAAAAGATGGAAAGTATTATGCGGCCACTGGGAGTAAGGGGTACAGATGGCTCGAGGCTGAAATGGTCCAAGTTCTTAAGAAAGAGGGCGATATAGATAAAGACTACTACAATAGTTTAGTGGACGCGGCTGTTAGTACGATATCTAAATATGGTGATTTCGAATGGTTTGTTTCTGATAAGGAACCATGGGATCTTCCAGATTGTGGAAAAAATAGCTGTAGTGACTGTCCACGTGTAGGTGTGTGTATACCATTTTGAAAGGAGAAGTAATGTGACCTTATTAATTATAAAAATAAAGGGCGTGTTCTTAGACGAGAACCTAGACAAGATAACAGAATTAATTATTAAAAAGATAGAAAAAAGAGTCTTAGTATTTGATGATACCATCGATTATGAAATTGTAAATTTTGATGATACCATCGATTATGAAATTGTAAATGTTGAAAGGGGAAATAACTAATGGTGAAAAATAACATCATAATTGAAAATGCTCGTATTGGCTTTCGTAACTTTTCCGGTAAAGAGGGTAAATTCAACCCAGCAGGTAGAAGAAACTTCTGTACCTTTTTAGATTACAATTTAGGTCTAACCCTAGAACAAGATGGTTGGAATGTTCGTTGGCTCGAACCAAGAGATCCCGACGAGAACAAACAACCGTATCTGCAGGTGGCAGTAAGTTTCGACAATATACCGCCAAAGATGCTGATAGTCTCAAGTAAAGGAAAGACCATCCTCGATGCTGAGTCCGTATCCATCCTAGACTGGGCAGAGATATCTGAAGTCGATCTTATTATCCGTCCGTATAATTGGGACGTTAACGGGAAAGCAGGGGTTAAGGCTTATGTCAAATCCATGTATGTGACTATTGCAGAAGATGAGTTTGAGGCAAAATATTATGACGTTCCCGACAGCGCTGTGGATACTATAGGTGGTTGCGGTAATTGTGAAGCTTGCGATGGTAGTTGTGGCGGCCATACGTTGTAATGAGTATTACGCTTGCCCCGCATCAAGAAGAAGTAATTGATAAACTAAAGTCCGGCTCCATTCTCGTGGGTGGAGTCGGCTCTGGTAAATCACGGACCGCATTGACTTATTACTTTAAGAAAGAATGTAAAGGCGGTCTAAAGATTAATGGAAAAGGCGATTATGCTGAAATGAAATCACCCAAGGATCTCTATATTATTACTACCGCTAGGAAAAGGGACACTCTTGAATGGCAAAAAGAATGCGCCCCCTTCATATTGTCCACCGACCCAAAATTAAGTATTAATGGTGTAAAGGTTACTATAGATTCTTGGAACAACATACACAAATATGTCGATATTAAAAAAGTGTTCTTCCTATTTGATGAACAGAGAGTTGTTGGCTCAGGTTTATGGGTAAAGTCTTTTCTGAAGATAGTAAAGAATAATTCGTGGATTCTCTTGAGCGCCACTCCTGGTGATACTTGGATGGATTATGCTCCGGTGTTTATAGCAAATGGTTTTTACAAAAACAGAACCGAGTTTCTAAGAAGACATATAGTTTATAATCGTTTTACTAAATATCCAAAGATAGATCATTATGTGGAAGTCGCACGGCTTATGAAATTAAAACAATCAATATTGGTGACTATGGATTATGTAAAACTAACGACCCCCCATAATAAAACATTAATCGCTAAACATGACGAAACGATATTTAAACAACTCGTCGTTAAGAGATGGAATATCTATAAGAACAAACCAATAAAAAATATAAGCGAATTATGTTACCTTATGAGAAAGGTTACGAATAGCGATTCGGATCGTCTTATAATTATTCAAAAATTATTTAGGCGACACCCAAAGTTAATAATCTTTTACAACTTTAACTATGAACTTGAAATGCTTAAAGAAATGGGTAAGGGGTCAAACATAGTGACCGCTGAATGGAACGGTCATAGGCACGAGCCCATTCCAAATACCGATGAGTGGATCTATCTAGTTCAATATACAGCGGGGGCAGAAGGGTGGAATTGCATAGAGACAAATTGCGTTGTGTTCTTTTCGCAGAGCTATTCTTACAAAGCGATGGTCCAAGCGGCTGGAAGAATAGACAGATTTAATACTCCCTTTACAGATTTGTATTACTATTATATTCGTTCGGAATCTGTAATGGATCTTGGCATAGAAAAGGCACTTAAAGAGAAACGAGATTTTAATGAACACAGTTTTATAAAAAGCTCTTAACAAGGGCTCTTTTTTTGCCTCGCGAAAAAAACATACACTATAATAGAAGGAGATAGAATACCGCTATTTCTTTATTTGTTTTTTGAAAAGGAGGCTGGTTAATGTTAGAGAATAAATTCAAAACAAAGATTATTAATGAAATTGAAATCATGCTTCCTGGCTGTATAATATTTCATCTGGATGCGAATGAAATTCAAGGCGCTCCGGATTTACTAATTCTATATAAAAAACACTGGGCTGTTTTAGAAGGTAAAAAATCTACAGATGCAAGTCATCGACCAAATCAAGATTATTATGTCAATCTTATGAACGATATGTCCTTTGCAAGATTCATCTATCCTGAAAATAAAGAGGAGGTGTTGTATGAACTTCAACAAGCATTCGGAATTAAAAGACCAACATGCCTTTCTAAGCGCAAGCAAATATCATTGGATAAATTATAGTGAAGAAAAAATAGATTTAAGTTTTAAAAAAATGTTGGCTACACAACGTGGTACTCGTTTACATGCTTTTGCATGTGAAGCTATACAATTAGGAATTAAACTTCCAAAATCTAAAAAAACTCTAAATCTTTATGTTAATGACGCCATAGGGTATAAAATGACTCCAGAACAATTGTTATATTATTCAGATAATTGTTTTGGCACAGCTGATGCTATTGCATTTAGACAAAACTTTTTAAGAATACATGATTATAAAAGTGGAGAATCAAAAACGTCTATGCATCAACTTGAGGTTTACACTGCCTTATTTTGTTTAGAATATCGTCTTAATCCTAATGATATAAAAATAGAACTTAGATTATATCAGTTAGATGAAATATTAATTCACGAGCCCTCCCCCGATGATATTCATCAAATCATAGACAAAATAATTATATTTGATAAACGTATTGAAAAGATTAAGATTGGAGAGGAGGAGTAAAGTATGTATAGAGTAATAAAGCATTATGGAACCCCTCGTCACTCTGGTCGGTATCCATGGGGATCGGGAGAAGATCCACAGAGGAGTAAAGGGTTTAGAACCCAAGTGTTAGAACTTAGGAAACAAGGTGTGAGTAATGTTGACATAGCAAAAGGTTTCGGCATGAACACCTCACAGTTAATAAAAAAACTATCTTTAGAGAAAAATGAAGAATGGAACGCTAATGCAGCACAAGCCTTAAGCTTAAAAGAAAAAGGCTACTCTAATATGGAAATCGGAAGACGTATGGGCACTAATGAATCTAATGTTAGATCTTATCTTAATCCGGTTTTAAAGGAACGAGCGGGTATTACAAGAGTGACTGCTAATATTTTAAAAGATAGCGTTGATAAGAAAGGTTATATTGACGTTGGTTTAGGCGTTGAAAATCATATAGGTGTAAGTAGAACTAAATTAAAAACCGTTCTTTCTTTATTAGAATCTGAAGGTTATAAAGTTCATAAATTTGACATTGAACAGGTTGGCACAGGTAAGAAAACTAATATGATGGTTCTGACAAAAGCAGACGTCGGTTATGGTGAACTTTTAAAAAACAAAGATAAAATTCGTATGGTAACAGATTATTCTGAAGATGGTGGAAGATCGTTCTTAGGCCTGGAACCTATTAGAAGTGTTGACGGAAAAAGAGTAAGCATTCGTTATGCAGATGATAACGGCGCTGATAAAGATGGCATTATCGAATTACGAAGAGGCGTAGATGATATTTCGTTAGGTAATGCAAAATATGCACAAGTAAGAATAGGTGTTGATGGTACACATTATTTAAAAGGTATGGCCATGTATAGTGACGATCTACCTAAAGGCGTTGATATCCTTTTTAATACAAATAAACATTCCGATGTTCCTAAACTTAAGGTATTAAAGCCTATAAAAGATGATCCTGATAATCCTTTTGGATCTACTGTAAAACAAAAACATTATACCGATGCAGATGGTAAAAAACAACTTTCCGCTTTAAATATTGTTTATGAAGAAGGCGATTGGGGGAAATGGTCAAAAACATTATCATCTCAAGTTCTTTCTAAACAATCCACCGATCTTGCTAAAAAACAACTTGAATTAGCTTATATTGCTAAAAAAGAAGAATTTGATGAAATAATGACATTAACTAACCCTACTGTTAAAAAGTTTCTATTATCAGGATCAAACAATCTTACAGGGTTTGCCGCAGATTGCGATTCGGCAGCCGTTCATTTAAAAGCAGCCGCATTACCAAGGCAGAGTTCACATGTTATTCTTCCTATTCCTAGTATGAAGCCCAACGAGATCTTTGCGCCGAAATATAACAACGGCGAACAAGTAGCTTTGATTCGTTATCCTCATGGTGGAACCTTTGAGATACCACAATTAATGGTTAATAACAAACATCCAGAGGCTAACCGATTAATCGGACAAGCTATAGATGCCGTTGGTATTCATCCTAAGGTGGCAGAACGTTTATCTGGTGCTGATTTTGATGGTGATACGGTTCTAGTCATTCCTAATCCCAGAGGGGCCATCAAAGCAACGTCTGCTCTTAAAGGTTTAGTAGGTTTCGATCCTAAAGAAAAGTATCCTGCTTATGAAGGTATGATTAAAATCACACCGAAAGCAAAACAACAAAAGATGGGCGATGTGTCTAATTTAATCACAGATATGACAATTAAAGGAGCAGAGACAGATGAGATTGCTCGTGCGGTTAGACATTCTATGGTTGTTATTGATTCAGAAAAGCATAACTTGAATTATAAACAGTCTTATGTTGATAATGGTATTGCTTCTTTAAAAAAGAAGTATCAAGGAAAAGAGAATGGTGGCGCGTCCACCTTAATTTCAAGAGCCGCATCACAAAAACATGTCGGAAAAAGGAAAGAAAAAATTGATCCGGATACTGGTAAAAAAGTCTATGAATACTCTAACGAAACGTTCACAAAAGTTAAATACAGAGACCCGAGCACAGGCGTATTAAAAGAAACAACGCTTAGCAATGCAAATAAGAAAGGGTATCCTGTTATAAGTACTCGAGAAGTTAAGCGTACGATAGGGTCAACAAAGATGGCTGAAACAGATAACCCCTCCTCTCTCTCGTCAGGCACGCCTATGGAATCCATCTATGCTGGTCATGCTAGTAAATTGAAAGGTCTTGCTAATACTGCGAGAAAGGAATCCATTAGCACGCCCCCTATGCGCTATTCTCCATCTGCAAAGAAAGTCTATGTAAAAGAAGTGGCGTCCTTAAATGCTCAACTTAATATTGCGCTTAAGAATAAACCATTAGAGAGACAGGCACAGTTACTTGCTAATAAAGTAGTGTCAACAAAGAAAGATAGCAATCCTAACATGGAAGCGGATGATTTAAAGAAAATTAAAGGACAAGCGCTAATAGAAGCCAGAATAAGAATTGGTGCTAAGAAGGATCCAATCGTAATATCTAACAAGGAATGGGAAGCTATCCAAGCTGGCGCTATTAGTAACAATGTATTAAACCAGATACTTAACAATACAGATCTTGATAAGGTGAAACGTTTAGCCACACCACGAGCCAACACGACCTTAAGCCCAACAAAACTTTCAAGAGCAAGATCTATGTTGGCTGCAGGTCGTACACAGGCTGAAATAGCTAATGCTTTAGGCATATCTACATCAACATTAATCAATGCTCTTGGTTAATTCAAGAAAGGAGAAGGCCATTATGGATTCAATGTTAACTACAACGGATAATCCATTTGATCCGTTTACACAATTCGAAGAATGGTATGCGTTTGATGAATCAAAAGGCCACCACACTTGTGGTTACTTAGCAAGAATCACAAAGTCTTCTGATGAATTAAGTCAAGAGGATGAAGATCTTGCTATTGAAGCGGCCATCGATGAGATTGTTAAGTTCAACGTCCTTGGAATTTATAAAAAAGTTACAAGAACAACAGAATAGAAAGCATCTTAAGATTTATTAGGCATAGGGAGGGGGCCCTCGCGAAAGACACCCCCCTCCTGAAT